TCCTTGACACGCGCACCGACGGTCCAATCGAAGAACTGCTCCTTGACGCGGAGCCGCTTGCCGTCAGCCGTGGTGACCACTTGATCCGTGACCGGACCGCGCTGAAGACCCGCGCTCGTACCGCGAGGATAGATGAGAGCCGTACCCATACGCCCGTGACCGACGAGCCAAATGGAGCGGAGAGCCGAGGCATCCGGGGAAGCAGACCGCTTCGCGCCGATGACATAGTACGCCGCTTCCTTGTCCGTGGTGGTGGAGGTGGGGAGCGAGGAGTACACAGGCGTAAGCCCGTTGAACTTCTTGCCGTTCACCTTCGTGTTGCCGTAGAACACCGCCGACAGGACCTCGTTGCCCATCGACTCGCCCTGTGCGTAAGCCTCGTCACCGAGTTCCGCCTCCGCGTCCTCCGCCGTCTTGATGAGACGGGCATCGACTTGGAGCAGAGCCTCAAGGTGACCGCAAGAGTTCGTGACTTGCGTCTTCGATCCCTTGCTCGGCTGAACGCCCTCGTAGAACGAGGTCCACGCGCTCTCCGGAATACCCGTGCGAATCGTGGTGGTATCGTGATCGCCGTCATTGCACGGCAGAACCACGAAATGACCGAGGTTCGCGTTCGACTCAAGGGCAAGTTCGACCACATCGCGGTCAAACTTGCCATCGACCTTACCCTTGACGATGTCAACCATCGTGGGGTTGCGCTTTGCGCTAAAAGAAACACTCATTGTGTTTACTCCTTTGCTTTGTTTGTTTTTGACTTGTTGTCTTGGCATTCACCCCACGCGGAGTTAGACCTTGACATTCCCGTACATTCGATGGAGGACATCTCCGGTCTCGCCACCGCCCGTGCCGTCCTTCGGCACTACGCGCCCGGTGTCCGTCGAGATCTTCCGACCGAAATCCGCCAACTTTTCGAGGATGTCCGGGTTGTTGGCAAACCTCGGTTCCCGTTTCATTGCGTTCCAAATCTTGTCACCGAAGATCGCCGCGCCGCCTTTCTTCGCGTAGCCGACAACCTTCTTGAGGTCCGTTCCGAACCGCTTCTCGCACTCACCGAGGAGCATCGAGTTGAACGCGGCGTTCGCCTCTGCGATCTGCTTCGCCACCTTCTGCTGATACGCCGTGTACGCCTTGACCACGCCCTCGGCTTTCTTCGGATCTCCGCCGCTGATCTCCATCAGCGCGGGGGTCATCTCCTTGAGAGCCGCATCGTCCCACTTCACGCCGTCACCGAGGTCGGTAGCCTTGATGCCGTCCGTCCACGCCTTGATCGCCTCTTCCGTCGGCGGCTCCGCATTTCCCGGCTCGTCCGTCTTCTTCTCCGGCTCATCGTCCAAGAGGTTCTTTGGAGCGGACGGATCCGTCTTCGCGGCGGGAGTGTCCGTGGTTCCCGCGCCCGGAGTCTCCTCGCCGTCCAAGAGGTTCTTGGGTGCTTCGGTGGTTGCCGTGGTTGCCGGAGTGTCCGTGGTCTGCGGAGTGTCCGTATTGACCGGGGTCTCCGTTGTCTCAATAGTCTCTTCCATTATCCGTTCCCTTTCGTTTCGTTTTGAGTTGCGAGATCAAATCGTGCCTTGCGCTCCTTCTCCACCGCCGTTCGCTCCTCGATGGCTTTCAGCACCATCGCGCCGTCGGCTTGGTTCGCCGCCATATAGATGTCCACGCCGAGTTCGCGCCAACCGATCATCTTCATCACTTGGTTGGTCTCCGTCGCATCCATCGAGATCGATCCGAAGACACGCGCCCTCTTGAGGATGCCGACCAACACGCGGCGGAACGCCGGGACCTTTAGGAGTTCCCGGTAGTCAGCCTTGTTCTGCTCGTAGTCCTCGTCCGCGAACTGACGATGCATATCGTTCAGTTTCTCGGAGGCGCGGCGGCGGTCATCGATCCTCATCGCGCACCTCCCGCCATCAGCATCTCAAGCGCGTTTCCGTTTCCGACCTTCGTCTCCGAAAGAGCCTTGGCGTTCGCACCCGCGTTCTTCATCATATCCGCGTATTGTTGTTGTGCGACCGCCTGTTGTTGCGCGGCGTTCCGCGCCTCGCGGATCGCGGCAACCTCCTTGGAGGACTTGATGTAAGCCGCCGCGCCGGGATAGACCTTGCTGACCTCATCGATGATCTTGTCCACATCGATCTTGTCGAGGGCTTCCGGCTTCGCCTGTGCAAGCATCGAAGCCATCTCGATGAGCATATTGATCGCCCTCATCTTGAGAGCGGCTTTCATCTCCGCGTGGATCGTGGAGGTGTACTCGACCGAGATGTCCGCCCGTCCGCTGACGAGTGCCGCCGGAGGCTCCGGGATCACCCCGTCCTCAAGGAGGATTTGGAAGACCGCGTCAATGACCGCGTTGAGGAACTCGTCCATCTGCGTCAGCACCGGACCGAGGAGGGTGACCTTCTCTCCGGAGAGTTCGCTCACTTCCGTTGCCGTCTTCTGCGTCCGGTTGGACTCGTTGATCTGCAACATCATCGCAAAGAGATCGTTGAACCAAAAACGCCCAACGCGGTCCGTGATGATTTGGATCTTCGCGTCAACCTTGTCAATTCCCTCGCGGGTCTCAAAGAGCCGTTGGACCGGAGACGCGCCCGTCCCGGTGATGCCGTCGAAGAAGGTGATGCCGCCGGGGAACATATTGAAGGGCTTGCCCTTCATCGAAGACGGGGCGATCATCGACGGCTCCGCTTCGTTGGCGATCATCCGGAGTTCGTACTCCTCAAGTTCCTGTAGTTCCTTCGCGTCCGGAAGTGACATCTCACCGATGCCCTTGCCGTAGACCGAGCCGCTCTCCATCTGCCGGAGGACCGCCATCGGCTTGTACGCGAAGGACGATATGTCGAGGATTCCGTTGTTGTTGTCCGAGGAGTTTGAGCCGACCTCGTCCGTCCAATAGATCGAGACATACGGACGGGTGGGATCCACATCCTTGAACTTCTCCGTGCCATCGTTTTGGCAGATGATGTTCCACACCTCGACGCGGTCCTCCAACTTCCCGTCCGCGATCTTCTGCCGCCAAGTCTGCGGGAGGTTTCCGACGAGGAACTCGTTCCGCGCCTGTTCGATGGTGAGGTTCATCCGACGCATAAGGCAATTCACATTGCCGTAGCGGTCCTCCGCGATCCAATAGTCACCCTCGTCGATGAGGTGGAAGAAGATGTCTCCGGGAGTCTCGCCCCGGAGGATCAGCACACAGGAGGTTCCGAGCAACGCCCCGTGCGGGTAGACATTCTGCGAGGTCCGGTAGAAGTTCGCCCTCTCAAGGGCGGACAGGATCTCGCAAGTAGCCGTGTCGCACCAATCGTTCAGTTCCGGGTCACGCGCCTCGTCAGCCGAGACCAACTTGGGGACGATCTCGCACCACTTCTGCGCCTTGTTGGTGATGCCGCTCTGCATACCCGCCGCATAGCGGTGTACGCACAGGCGCGGCTCCGAGTTGAGGATCTTATCGTCCTCGCGCTTCGATGCCGCGTCATCGCGGTCCCGGTGGTCGAGAAGGGCTTTGCCGATGTTCGGCTCAAAGTACAGGCGGATCTCCTTCCAAAGGCTCTCAAACTCCTGTCGGACTTGCTGAAGGGAGGACTTCCGCTTTCCGAGCCATTGCTTGAGTTGTTGGGTGTCGGCAGAATACTTGAGGGGCTTTGCGTCATACAAAGCCTGTGCTTCCTTCTCGTAGAGCCTGTAACCCGCTTCGGACATAGGATCTCTCCGCCTGTCAGTTAGTCACCGAGTTTACCCGCCGCGCCGCCTGTAGCCGATCCGCCCGTTGCCGACTTGGAGCCGACTCCGTCACGCGAGAACGCGGACGCGAGACCGCGCCGGAGTTCCTGTTCCTTCAAGGTGTCGGTCTTCGCCTGTTTCGTGGAGTCCACCTTCTTCTCCGGCTCCGTGATCTGCTCCCGCTGAAGAGCGAGTTGTTGCTTGGCAATCTCGATCTGTTGTTGCTGATACGAGTAGTCGATTCCGCTATCTCCGCCGCCGCCGCCCATAACATCCTCCTGTTTGGTTGGTTGAATTTCCTGTGAGGACACCTTGGTCCTCGATGCTTGTATTATGCACCCGACCTCGCAAGAAAAAAATAACGCCACGGACGCGATGTGCATCCGGAGCCGTGTTTACGCGGGTCTGCGCGTTGTCGGAATTTCACCGACCCCTGTTGACAGGGTTTAGATCAATGCTTCCATTTCGTGTTCGCCCTGTAGACATCCGCCTCTTGGTAGTCCTCCACGCCGAGCATCGGACGCGAGGTCATCGACACAACGAGCGGGTGCAGACGATGTGCCATACAATCGAGTCCGTCATCGTGGTTGCAACCGGGGAATGCGTTGTACTCCTCCTCGATCATCTCCTGTACAGGGAAGTAGACGCGGTGGTCGGAGTACGATTGCTTGCGGAGGAACTTGGGGAACCACACGCGGTGGTTCTCAAATCCCGGTTGCAACGCCCGGATACGCGCTTCCTTCACAACCTTCTGCGGGAGCGGCACGATGTTGAAGTGCCACCCCAAGCGGTTCTGCTCTCCGAGGATGTGTTCGATGTCCGCTTGCATACCGACCTCTTCGTAGAAGGTGTTCGCGGGTCTCCAAGTCTCGTAGAGGTCGAACGCCGCCTGTGTGCGCTCCGCGAGGTTCATCCGGTCATAGACGAAGTCGAGGAGGTAATCGTTGCCGTCGGCTCCGAGTCCCCACACTTGCATCGCCGTGCGGTCGGACTTCTCGCGCCCGGTCTCCTTCTTCTTGCCGGAGGACGGATCGACGAAGAGGTAGACGGACATCGTCTCCCTCGGCGGCGGATTGTCATAGTAGCAGAGCCATTCGTGTTTGAACTCTTTCATCGCATCACTCACAGGCTCACAATCGAGAAGTGCCGCAGACGAGTAGGAGCCAAGTGTTGCTCGTTGGGCATCGTACCAAGACGGCTTGTATTGTTCCGGGAAGAGGTAGTCCCACCCGTCCTTGCCCGGTTTCCGCGCCGGGAAGATGAGGTCCTCAAAGTGCGGGAAGTTAGGATCCTTCCGCATTCCCTCCTTGATGCGTCCGACGATATCGTCCGTGTGCCACCGGGTAGCACACACGATGACCACACCCGCGCCGTTCAAGCGCGTCATCACCACATCCTTGAACGCCTCCCACATATTGTCCCGCATCGTGACGGACTCGGCATCAGCCCGGTCCTTGCAATAGTCATCGACCACGATGAGGTTGCCGCCCTTGCCCGTGATCGATCCCTCAAGACCTTGAGCGCAGACCACGCCCTGTGAGCCGACAACCGACCACTCCTCCGCCGCCCTGTGGTCCTCCTTGATCTCGATCTCCGGGAATAGGTTGCGGTATTGCTCCGACCGGACGATGGCTTGGACCTTCTTTGAGAAGCCCTTGCACAGGCTCGTCGAGTAGCCGGACAGGATGACGGACGGATCGACCGCCGCGCACCGACCGAGGAAGTACGCCGGGAGGAAGCGCGAGACGATCTCCGACTTGCCGTGACGGAAGGGGACATTCACATTGAGGTAGGTTGTCGCACCCTTCGTGAGGTAGTCCTCGATGGCTTGGTCGATCCTCTCGCAGATGCCGCGTGTGTGCCGTCCGACCTTGAACGGCATCTTCTCCGGGTTCATCTGCCAACACCAAAAGATGAAGCCCAAGAGGTGCGTCTTCGCGTACCTCCGGAACTCCTCCGTGGCGAGTTGTACGGCTTCAATTTCCATCCGGATGATGCTCCTTCCATTGCTTGTCGAAGACCATCGCCCACAACTGATGCCACGATAGTCCACGTGCCTTTGTCCCGTTCTCGGCGTAGAGTTGGTCGGTCACGCCCTTGTGGATCTCGCACATATCCTTGAGGTCCCTGTAGCGGTCTGCCGCCCAATTCTGCAACCGCACCCCGTCACCTTTCTCTGCAACGGGCTGATCGACAACGAGACGAGGCATCCCGTGTACCTAGATTGCGTGTAAGACGATCTTCATCTGCACCTCCAAATGACGATTGCGTCAGCGATGAGTAGTAGTCCGAGCCACCCGCAGAAGAGTCCGAAGCCGCTCATTTCTTCTTCCCCCTCAAGAGCGCGAGTTTCTCCGTGATCTCCTCGTCCGACATCGTCATCAAGGTCGGCGGTCGGTAGTCCGCCGTGTACCCGCCGTTCCGGACATTGACATCCGTCGGCGCGTACCACCCGTTGCACTTGGCGAGGAAGTCGAGTGTCTTGCTGAACTCGACGATGGTCAGCGGATCTCCGTCAGTACCCTCACGGATGCCTCGGATAGCCCTGTCGATCATCTCCTCCTTGAGTCCGGCGTATTTCTCCTCGGTCTTCGCGCCCATCACCTCCTTGAGACGGGCGATCTCCGCGATGATGTCCGGGCGCGTGACGAGCCTGTGCGCTTGGCTCTCGATCACACTCGTCTTCGCCTTTGCGTACTTCGGATACGCCTCGATGAGACATTGCTTGATCGGCTTGTCACCGATTGCCACGGCGTTGCAAAACTTGGCATTTGCTTCGGTTAGTCCCTTGTCCTTCTTCACTTCTGCCCTCCCTTGCGTATTTTATCAAACTGATCGGTATCGTAAACATATTTGTTCCCCGGCTCCGGGTGCGAGGTGATGTGATGTCTGCCGCAATACGGACAGGCGTACACGAACATCCTCCGCCCTGTCTCAAGCCACGCCGCAATAGCGCACCGCTTGGCGATGTTGAAGGGGAGGCTCTTCTTCCGGTTACAGGATCCGAGGACGAGACGCGCCACTTCCACGCCATCGTCCGCGAGTGTCTTGTAGGTCCGGTACTCCTCCGACTTGCGCTTTCCCTCGCGCTTGATCCGCGTGAGTTCCTTGCGCTTGAACCGCTTGCCGTGATTGATGTCGGACATCATATCGTCGGTTGCGCGTTTCGGCTTGTGGCGCGGGATGATCCACTTTGCCATAGGACACCTTACTTCCCGGTGGCGAAGCGGATGGAGTTGGCGAGAGCCGCCTGTGTGAAGCGGACCTTGCCAATGTCCTCGTAGATCTTGCCGACCGCCGTCTTCGCGTCCTCGCGGTGCGCGGCGAGTTCAGCCTTGAGCGCGGCGATCTCCCTTTCGGCGGAATCGATCCGGTTGTTCGTTTCCCGGATGTACACTTGCTGACCGAGGACCATTGCGATGATGGCGATGATGAGATACTTCACTTGATGATTACTTTCAGTAGGTTTTCAAATTCGGCGTTGTTGTGGCAGACCTTCGTGTAGGTCTCGCCAGGTTGCATCGGATCGACGAGGGTGCATTCCCACTCAAAGCGGGTGATCATCTTCGCCCACACCCAATCGTACTCCGGGTGTTGGTCGGCGGCGATCTCCCACGCGAGACGGCTCCGGCGTTCGATCAGTTCCGCGTCCTTCTTGGATCGGTACTTGCCCTTGACCTCGATGAGCGCGATGCGGGATCCGTTACCGAGATCCGGTCCGGCGTAGGCGAAGTCCGGGGTGTACTTGGATCCGAGGCGCGTGAGGACGAACGAGTTCTTGCGGTCCTGTCCGATGAACTGACCGACCCCGGCGAGGATGACCCGGTTGAACGATTGCTCGGTCAAGTTCGGACCCTCCGCCTTGGGAGCCGCCGGGAGTTTCCTCCCGGTGGCTTTGGCTACGCGCTTTCGGAGCCTGTTGTATGCCGAGCGGCTGAAGTGCATTACTTCGTACCTTTCGCAATGCACTTGCGACACTTCTCGCACCCGTCCCCGTGACACTTCAACCCGTCCTTGATCAGCGCGTTGATATTTTCATCGAACGCATTGAGAAGACCCGCGAGTTCGTGCGCGATCTTCGACGAGATATTTGCGAATACGGAATTGAAGATCCCGCGAACCGCCGGATTCAACTTCAACTCAAACGAGACAACTCCGACCTTTGGACCGAGAAGCGGAGATCCATCGAAGATGTTCAAGGTTGATGACTTGTTCTTTTCATCGCGCTTCTTGGAGCGGTACTTCGCATCGCGGATCCTCTTGAGTTCCTTCGCGTGAGACACCTTGTCGGTGACCTTCTTCGTGACTTTCTTGCTCATCTTGTGTTTTCCTTTGTGTGCCGGTGGCTTTGTTGACCCACGGCGGGTGAATGGTTAGAAGGGCATATCGTCCTGTACCTCTGAATACGGGACGGCATCCGGCGGCGGCTCGGCGGGTTCCGGCGCGTTGGTGTAGTCATTCGCTTGCGACAACACCTCGACCTTGATGCCCGTGATGTCCGGATAATACTTGCCGTTGTGCTCGCGTCCATCCAAGGCGAAGACCACCTTGACGCGCTGACCCTCCCGGACTCCACCGAGAAGATCCGCCCGGTCCTTCTTGAAGGTGAAGGGGACATACTTCGGATACTTCGACGAGGATCCGATGTCATCCGTGAGGACGAGATCGCGCTTCCGGAAGCCGGAGGAGAAGGTCTGCTCGTCGAGGACCTTGTGGACGATTCCCGTCATTTCGTAGAACTTGCTTTCGCTTGCCATTTTAGACATACCTTTCTTCGTTTGTTTTTTCCTGTAGATCCGTCCGCCGTCCGCGCCCTGTTCCGGTGGCGGCTCTGCGCTTGAGTTCGATGTTCCACCGAATCGCGCTACACCACTCCGGCTTGGTCCTCGCCCTCATCAATTGGGAGAGCGAGAAACTCGACCGGGAACTCGCGGCGGAGAGTGACATCACTTCTTGCCCTTGGCGGGTTCCTTGACCTTGGCGAAGATGCGACCGCGCATCTCCTGCCACGCCGCCACCTCGAGATGAGTTGGCTTCTTGTCCTTGAGGACCATCGGACTCAAGGTGACCTTCGCCTTTCCGTCTGTTTCCTCGATGATTGCTTCGACCTTGATCATCTGTTGTCTCC